CGATACGAAAGCCGAAACACACCGAAATGTTCGTATTCGCCGCGTTGTTCTGGACGACATAACCGTCCGCGGTGACACCGCACACAACCGTCGACGCATAACCCGACGGGCAACATAGCCAATAATTAGACCTTGCGCCTGTATCTGCGCCCGTCTTAACTCTTGTTTGATATCTAAATAACGGGTACATTTTAGTTAAATTACGGGTTAAGTTATCAATATTTCCGCCGTCTTTGTTTCTGTTATAAGAGTTTGGCTGATACCCGCAAATTTCGACTTCATGCGGAATCCAAATTTTTCCCATATCGCGCCAACCATACCCCGACGGATAATTGATTTGCGATGAAGAATTATATTGTTCTTCTGACCATGTACGTTTTTGAATTAAAACGTTTTGACAGGCTGTCGGCAACATCTGTAATATACCGCCCGAAGAACAATTCAAACCATGCGCAAGACTGCCTTGTGCCGATGTTGAATAATTATTTACCCCGTTGCATATTGCATAAATCCTTGAAGATTTGAACGGGTTTTTCTCGGATGATGTACCGTTATTTGTATTGCCCCCATTCCATATTGAACAAGTTTCAATCGTATTCAATGCGATAAAATCAATATGGTGCGGGATTTCCGTATCACCCGAACGATAATAAGTATCAATCCCCGCAACCTGCATATAATGTTGTTGATTTGTTGCAATCGTAACCGCTCCGCCGATTGTTCCGCCCGATAATTGAACGGGGATATAATCACCGATATGTATTCCCGACCAGTTCGCGGATTGTATTCGGGACTGAATCCATGCCCATTCATCCCCCGCAAAATCGGACGCGATTTCTGCGGTATGTTTCACTGTCAAGTCAACGGGGGGATATACCCCGTCCGTAACCGCGCGGATATAATCTTCACTTGATACGGGTAAATTGCTTAAATCTTTTTTTAACGAATCAATGCTTAAAGTTCCGAACGCCGTATCAATTTTAGTAAAGTTTTGGTTTAAATCACGGTCAAAATCGAAACTATCGTTGCCGTCTTTGTCCATATCGGTTAAATACAAGTTTAAATTTGTTGTTGAACTTCCCATGCCTGTTATTCTCCTATCTTGCAATCGCAATATTGATGTTTTTTATATGTTTGCATTTCGCTTTTTGTCATTTTTTTATGAATATCTTTTTTTAAAAGATGTTTATACAACCATTCAACGGGTAAATGCGCGGGTTTTATTTCTTCAACTGATTCTTTTAATGAATCTAAATCGGCGGGAACGCCATAAGACGCCGTGAACTGCACTTGAATTTTACCGTTCACAAAATCGGCTTCCGTTTCGCCGTTTTTCCAACTGTCGCAAGCTCTTTGAATTAACGCAATCATATTATGACCGTTTGACAAATATTTCGCTTGAATTTTTGAACATCTGTCCGTTAATGTCTGCGCTGCCGTCGGAATTATATTCAAAATATCTTCCCACCATGCGGCACCCTCATTGTCCAAACTGTCAAAAAATTGATTGTTTCGGACACTTTCGCAAAAGTCGATTATTGCTTGAAATTTGATTTTCAACGCCTCTGTAAAATCGTTTAAGAACGCGTCTTTTCGCTGTACTTTATTAAGTAAAGCGATAATATCATCTTTTATTGTCATTCCCGTTATTCCTTTTCGGTTATGGTTAATGTATTCAAAACGGCAATTTCGACGGTTTCATCAGAATCAGTCAATGCAACGTTGTCTTTTGCGTCATTAACTTTGAAAGCTGATTCGGTATAATCAAGAACGCCGTCGGCTTTTAATATACAAGCCCCGATTTTTGCATAACTAATGTATGAATCTTCAAAAACGGTCGATTTCAAATAAGTTTCGATTTGTTCTTTTATATTTGCGATAACTGTTTCAAGAACCGCGCCCGTCTGCAATACAATTTCCGCCGTAACATTAATATTTTTTGCTGTTGCGCTTTCAACGGTTACATAAGCCCCGATGTCTGCTTCACCGTTACCATGTCCCCAACCGTATTTTTTTGACGGGTTTTCCGTATCGGGGGAATATTCGTTTTCCTGCGCTGTTGCAAGAACTGTTTGTAAATCATAATCCGAATATACCGTTGTTCCCGTCGGGATATATTCCGAATCCGCGTCAAACGATTGAACATATCCCGTTAATGTTCCGTTTGATACTTTGTAGCCGTACGGGTCAATATATTTTTGTACTTCATTGACAAGCGTCGAATCCGCGACGTTATTTTCATCATTAATAATTACAACTTTAACCGTGTTGTCGCCGTTCCATAATGATTTTATTTTAGCGTCCCCGACGCCTGCGACCTCTTTTGCCCACTTTTTATAGTGGTTTTTGTTATTCGATGTTATCGGCTGTTGCAAATCTTCAAGATAACGTTCAATAATGGATTCTTTCGTTTCTTTGTCATATCCGCCCGTAAATGACGATGTATTTGTTACGGTCGATATTCCGTCAATCGTTACGGGAATAACGACAATCGAATTTGCGGGGACGTTTCCGACCGTTCCCGAAGTCAAACATTCCGCGCTGAAAGTTCCCGTTGTTGTAATTTCTTTTTCTTCGGTCGCTTGGAATTGCAAGCCCGATTCTGTTTGGAATAAATCCCCGACGCTTATTGTTCCGTTTCCCGTTACGGTCAATGCACCTGTTGAACATTGCGCCGTATGTGCAACAATCCCCCGACGCTGTTTAACGAATTTTACAAGGTCGTCATATTCAAAATTATTTATATCACCCATAGAACAAATATATTTCAATTTTTCATAAATTTTGCTTAATCCGCCGATAGCGATTGCGCGCGCGTAATCCCATGCGGGAAATCCGACGCTTTTTTGATATGTCGACGGCAATTCCGTCAATATATCCGCCGTGATTTCTTCGTCTGATTTGTCTACTGTTAAAAACATAAAATCCCCTATCTGACTAAATATGTTACGTCGATTGTTTCGTCGACAAGTTCCCCGTCGTATAGTTCAACTTGAACATATATCTTGACTAATTTGCCGACTTTTTGCATATTAAAACTTGTTACCCTGTTGATTGCGGGACATAACGGCAAGCCCTCGCGGATTTCTCTTTCAACTTCGGATTCTTCATATCCGTTGTTTAACATTTTGCGCCCGAATAATTTGCGGATTGACGTTCCGAAATCCGTTCCGTCATATATTTGATATGTGTTTTTCGGGGTCGTTATGAATAAAACAATCCATTGTTTTATTGCGTCAACATCCGTAATCATTTTTAAACTGCCGTTTTCAAGCAAAAATTGTTTTTTTGTATAATCAAAAGACGGTGTCAATCCTAATTCGGTACTTGTTGAAATAACCTTTTCCCGCGTCGATTGTACTTCGTTTTCTGTTTCTTCAATAACTGACGGAAACATTATTCTTTTACCTCTCTTTCTCGTTCGCGTTAAACGGGTCTGCACGGCAAGGCTCAACGCCTTGACCGTTCCGCCCTCTGCTCACTCGCGCTCGTTTAACACTTTATCCACTAACAAATAACGGTCTTTCTGTTCCAAACTGACGATTACAACATAGTCGCCGATTTGCAAATCGCATTTTAAATTTAATAATTCATCCCGCACGCCTAAAATAGCGCCTGCAAGATACGAAACCGCCGACGGCATTTGACAAGCTGCCCCCGTGTATGAATGAGTTTCTGAAATACTTTCGGCGTTATCTGTATCGGACGGAACATTTGACGATAAAACGCCCGTTTTGTCGATATTACAACGCAAGCGGAAAAACTCCGAAATTAAAAGTTCATCGTTTTCGCTTAACATAATTTTTCCGTCTGCATAACTGACAATAACTAACGGGTCTATTTGTTCGACTTTCGCTAAAATTGCGCTTTTTAAATCCGTCGGATTATTTCGTTTTTTAAATTCATCCGCAAGACTGTTAAAAAAGTCTTTTTGTTCTTCCATGTCTGTTTTTACTCTCTATTTACTCACGCTCTCTTACTCGTTCGCGTTAAACGGGACTGCACGCCAACCCTCAACGGGTCGCCGTTGCGCCCTCTGCTCACTCGCGCATTTCAAGCGTAACGGACAC